CGTACATTCTGTAAGAAACGTTCCGCATCCTTCATGCCCTTAGACCTAGCTACACTCTCAAGGTGTACAAGATTGTCTTTGCTAGTACCCCAGCCAGCATTGCTGACCCACTTAGCTGTAGGTGCAACGAACCTCAGTCCAGCAACAGCGTTGGTATCAGTGTATACAAAGCCAGTAGCATCACAACTATTACATCTATTAGTTCTAGCGAATGGAGTTCCATCTTTCTTTACCTTTCGTATCTGACCTGTACCGTAACAGTCTCTGCATTGGTGTGCCTTCTGCTTGAATAGTTTCTCTGAGTGTTGTGTAACAGTAGATCTGTATTCAGAGTCAGGCATACGCTCATCAAACAGATCAGACCAAACCTTCTTGTCATATGGCTTACGACTGTAGATGACCATAGACAACTGCTCTGTGCTGTTGACATTTATAGGTCTGTCACCCATTAGATCACTAGCCTGTTCTTCTAGGGCGAACAGTAGCTCATTACGCTCACGCTCAAAGTCATCCTTAACCCTGTACAACTCTTCCATGTCAACCTTGAAGCCCCGCTGATAGATACGGGCAAGGTGTACAACAAGTTGCTGCGTAAGTTTGAGCGTAGGTATAAGACCCTTAGCATCTTCATAACGTGCACTCTGGTTCTGATACAACTGGTACGTAGCCTGTAGGTCAGAGATTAGGTACGAAGATAGTTCGTCGTGTGGCATCTCACGTACTGAGTTACCATCCTTGAGCCACGCCTTGAGGCTGTCCTGCTTCTGTGTCTCAAGCTCATGGCGTTCAGCACATGCCTCAAGTGACAGTGGTTCTTTCTGCCCACGTTGCAGGACGTACTCACCCAGCATGGTGTCATAGACAGGCCCATCATAGGTGAAGCCTGACTCCCACAACCATACTAGATCGTGTGTAGCATTGTGAGCAATGAGCAGTGTAGTAAGGTCAAGCGTGTCTTGTACCATCTTATGCCCATCAGGTGTAGGCTCTACGTCTGCATGATCAAATGTAATCACATCTGTAGTGCCATCAGTACCTAGCATACCCACCATAACCAAAGAGTTCTCTGGTTCAAATGGATCTAGGTGTAGTTTTTTGTTGCGTTTTACTGTTGTGTTTTCTACGTCGAGGGTCAGTATCATATTATCTCCTAAGCTATATCGCCATCATGCCATGTATCCCAATCATCTTCTATTCCATTCTTGTATACCTTGTCAAGATGCTCGTGGAATTTTTTATCTTCTGCAAAAGTATTTATGGCATTTATACACTCCTCTAGTGTTAGATTGTTACGTACCATAGCATTGTGTAAGCGTATCTCACATATTGATTTTGCTGTAGTCATATTAATAAGTCTCCTCTCAGTTGCACGTTCTCTTTCTTCTTGTGTCATAGGTCTAATCATATTACTCTTCCTTTAAACAGAAGCCGCACATGTCACTCAGCGCTGGGCCACCACAACTTACACAGGTCTGCCACTTGTCAGCTTCCAAGCCTCTCTTTACTAAGGTCACAAAGCCTAAGTCAAATATAGCCATGAATGTCTCAGGGTTACACTCTACTTGTAGTGTGGCACTACCATCCTCGTGTTCTTCTATATCAGTTATTTTTATTTCACTCATCATTCATTCTCCCTTAATGCTTTCCAAGACACAGGAAACAGTTTAGCCATCTCTGTATCAATATGCCCAGCTACAATCTGTGTCTCGTATTGTGTGTCAGGCTTACAACGTAGGTTACACATGTCAGCAAATGCATCTAAGCTACCTGACCAGTACCACTCAGTGACCATGCTTTGAGGCAATACCATACGTGCTTGCTCTGGGCATACCCCTACGTCTAGTAGGAACTCATACTCAGTCATTGCAATTTCATTAAAGCCGTTGTCAGATACAGTTACTGTACCTGCACTCCCTTGTTTCTTATCAAGACTACGACCACGCCATTCTGTTGGCTGATAGAACTCAGGCTCATGGTCTACATACCTACGGCTGATTTCATTCCAACGTAGGAACTTATGCTTGACTAGCTGTCGTGCTACAAAGACTGGTGCCTTGATGTGGAAGCTGGCAAAGCAATGCCCAAATGGGCTGATGTGTTTGTGCTTGGCTAGGTACTGGATTAGTTTGGTATCCTTGTCCGACAGTACAGGTATCATGGGCTTACCTTTTAAAGAATTAGCACCTTCGTCAGCCCACTTCCAACTGTGCGCCTCACTACGCTTACCAAAACTTACTCTTGCCGCATTAGCTACAGATAAATCTGTACCCATGTGATCTACGTAAAATGTTTGTATCATACCGCGCACCTCTTATATAAATAAATATCTTGCTTTTCTGCCCACTCTTTCCACGTTTTATATCTTAAAGGATATTCATTAGACGCATCATATATATTATCGTGCAAATACTTCATAGCTTTTTCAGGCGTTTCAAAAAAAGTAGTGTCGTATTTTTCGCAATCCCCATACTCTGGTTCCCATGCATCATATGGCATGACCAATACATATTCCATTACCCAGTCTCTCATGCTACATACCTTCCTATCTTGTATTCCAGATCAGTGTGTACAATGCCATGCCACCCTGATAATTTGTTCTTTACCACATTGATGTGGCGTTGGTTATCTTCTTCCTCTTGCCCCTCAACTGTAGGGTTCTTAGAAATCATCAACATCAGGTCAGCTTCCGCTGCCTTACCTGTACGTGAGCCTTCCATCATAGCTTGATTGAGTACAACCTTACCCTCTGCATCAGCAGATAGCTGCGACATGTAGAACATAGCGCACTCTTGTTGCTTGGCGATCTGCCTTGCATGAATAGCGTTAGCTTTGAGTGCTTCGTCAGGACGTGAGAAGCCAGCAGTGCGAGCAAACTTGTCACCCATGTCTAGTATAACTATGTCAGGTTTGTATGACTTGCACACAGACTCGACCCAGTTCATGTCGCGTCCTGTTGCATCCTTGAACATTAACTGTGGGCGTATCTTGTTGAACATAGCTAGAGCCTTGTCTCTGTTCTTAGCTACCTCATACTTGTCCATACCAGTACACGCTGTAATGTAGCGGTGTACTACACGATGGTAGCCTTCTTCATTGCACATGATAACGACACGTGCACCCTGTGCACAGAAGCCATTAGGCCCAGCTACAAGTGAAGCATGAAAGGATGTCTTACCTGTGTTAGGACGGGCACCTACCTCTACCAAGTGACCCGCATTGATACCCTCAACCTTACGTGTAAGCGTAGGAATGTTGAATGTCCAACGTGTCTCAAGGTCATTGAGTGCAAGGATAGTGTCAAGGTCAATGTCTTCCCACTCCACCTTGAGGTTAGGTGTGAAGTCATCGCCGTATTGCTCAAGCATAAGCCGCAATGGCTCCAACGTAGACTTGCTACCGTTGACGTAATCAAAACCAAGGTTGGCAATGTCCTCACCAATTACCTGTTGGAATAGTTTAGATAACACCTCTTGTGCTACGTCACTGCCCATAGGTACTTCTTTGGCTACCTTGTAGAACAAGGCAGAGTACGCCTGTTTCTGTGCTGTAGTAAGCGTAGGGTTGTTAGCCATAAACAAGGCTTCAATCTCAGCAGGGGTGATGCTACGCTCGTAGGTTATCATAGCCTTATCAATAGACTGCTTGATCTTCTGAACGTCTTTGCTGAACAGGCGATCAGGACAACGTGCACCACGATGCTCGTCGTAAAATTCCTTGTCCATAAGACTGCGGATGAGTGATAGTTCCATTATACATTATCTCCTAGTGTTGTCAGACTTAGTATGTCTGTGGGGTCACGATACTTTAGATCGTCATTGATACGTAAAACTTTTATCGTGGATACGTAGCCACGTAATTCCCTTGCAAATTGCAGTGTCTTAGGTAGTGCGTCAGGGTCAAGCGCAATAATAATAGTTGAGAACTGCGACAAGTACGTTTTGTGTGCATCAGTTAGTGACGTACCCAACACTGCCACCCCGACAAATACATCACTACCAATAGCCGCTGCACTTACGCAGTCCTCAACCACTACAGCCGTTTTACCACATCCATGAGCGTAGGGCAATCTGTTTTTTCCATAGCGTTTCCACTTAGGAAGGCGGTTGCCTAACGCTCTGCCTGTGGCATCGACCATTACTCCATCGTGTATAACAGGGAACACTACACGATGTTCTTTTACATCATACATAAGACCCAATACCTTGGGGTCAAGATCCCACTTGTCACAGAAGTCACGTATCTTGAAGTGATCCCGCACCAGATAGTCTGGCTTGGAAAAAGATACAGCGTGTGTCTCTTCTGCAACAGCACCTAAGCTCTTACGTATGTCATCAGCAGATAGCTGAGTACGAGTACCACCTGATGTACCGCACCCAGCCTTGTAACAGTTCCAAATAATAGATCCCATATTGTTAGTGATCGTAAACGTATTACGCCCATTACATTTAGGACATGTCATACGTTTAGTTTCACCATTAGATAGTGATATAGTATTTAGTATACTGTTAATATTCATTGTATAATCTTTCTATGTTGCTCACTTAGTTCGATTATATAAGTGATTCGTTACGTTGTGTCAATGCATTATTTGCACTGACGAAAGTATGTTTCACATATGGTTTCACAGAAGACACATGATTGTGTCCTGTTACCGCCATAACTTGGGGCAATGGTACACCTGCCTCAACCATCTGTGTTACACCAGTCCTACGCAAGTCCATAAGACGTAACTCTTCTGGTAGTCCAGCTAACCGCATGACCCTTCTACCCACTTTGGATAGACGTTCCATAGCATATGGTTTATACACCCTACCCATAGGTTTAGGATGGGGTACTACGAAATGGGTAAGCGTCTGGTACATAGCCTGTTGCTCCTTCAACATTTCACACAGATCATCTGATATTGGTAGTGACACATCAGATCTACGCTTACTCTGCTCAAGGTTAAGCCTCTTACCTTCAAGGTCTAGGCTATGCCACTGTAGCATACGCATGTCACCTAGTCGCTGACACCACTCGTATGCCATCTGAACAATCAGACCCACACTCCTGTACTCAAAGTCACTGTAAGCAACCTCAAGAAATCTAACCACATTGTCGTGTGTCCACACCACCTTGCGTTGAGGTGGAGACTTACGCTTGATGTTAGCCCAAGGATTGTACGCAGTATGCTCCATCTGTATTGCATAGTTGTACACCCTACTTGCACAGGTTGCCGCATGGTTGGCAAAACTTACACCACGTTTGACCCATTCTTCATATGCCCTCTTTGCAACCTTAGCGGTAACGTGTTCAAACTTACGGCCACCCATTGTCTGGTGTAGTATAGTGAGAAAGTACCTGTAGTCCACCTTAGTTGTATCACGTAACATATTGAAATCATTAGACCTATAATAATAGTTGATAAGATCTGTGACCTTGCTGCTTGACTTGATATGCCCAACCTTAAGTTGTTCTTCACGCCATACATCAATAGCCTTGTTGTGCTTACGGACAATCTGTCGCACCTGTTTTAGGTCACTGCCATACTCCTCACGTTTGACCAGACCCTCATCGACTAGCATCTGAGGTGGGTTAAAGCGGTATGAGATAACCCCAGAGGGTGACTCTCGTTCTTGTACATAGCGTGGCAGTTTAGGCATACGTATCTCCTTCATTGCAATTTAAAAGAAGTAATTCTTTGTCTGGTCTGTACACTATTCTACTTTTTACCCAAGCAGATTGCTTCTCTGCTTTCCTTACTTCATCTACCATAGTAGAACTAAGCTCTTGCAGTTCGTCTTCATCCCAATAAGGCATACGTAAGGCTTTCTTGTACTTATTTTTTAGCCAAGAATGTACGTGGTGTATACGTTCCAGCACACTGAATAGCCTAAGATTACCAAGTGCATTGTTGCACTCTTCACAAGAGGGAAGCTTGTAGAAATTCATTTCTTTCTTAGCCTTTTCATTTGCACTATCCGTCCATGATATAGGCGGCACGTGATCTAATGTAGATGCGGGTATACCGCAGTAGGTACAATTTCCGTAACGACTACCCCTAATTTCATAGAGGTAATCGTATTTAAGTATTAAATTATTTCTATGATTTATTTGGTTCAACTACGCAGCCTCCAAGGTTACAAACCTATCATCAGATACCCACTTAGATACCTCTTGCTCACGTGACCACATGCTTACAGCCTGTGTGTCGTTGCC